TGTAAGTAAGTTGATCAGCAGTGTTTTCTACAGACTTACCATACTCTTTAATAGCTTGTAGGTATTCAAAGTCACGAATGCTTTCATTATACTGCCAAGAACGTAAAGCATTAGCATATTCATACTGACGGTTAACTTGGTAGTTAAGTTTCTCAATGCCAAATGAAACATCTTGGTAAGCATTTTGAATTAATGCAGCGTTATGTGCTTGAAGTTTCTGTGCTTCATAATCTTTTTGGGCTTGATCATTAGCTTTCTTAGCAGCACTAGAACCCATAAAACCTTGAGCCAGGCTGCTACCTACGTTAAATAGTAGACCAGCACCTGCCCAGGTAATGCTCATTTCAAGACCAGACTCAGCTAGTTGTTGGTCTAGGAGGTCTGGTCCTTTAGGATTAAATTCAAAATCGTTCATTAAGTTCTCCTATAGAAACGTGGGGAGTAGTTACCTTCCCACATCATCGACACCAACGATACCGGGTACGGGAAATTACTTGTCAATTTAAGTTCAAAGTTTGTATTACGTTGATGGATAGGAACTGTTAAAACACCTTCAAGTGGTACTGGATTATAATTATGAGAAATTTTTTCAGAATTAGATGTATGATCAATCTTTTTCCATTGATTAGAATTTTGTGTTCTTATCTCAAATTGAACTGCACCAGTACGTCCAACAGAAAATTTAACTCTAGAGACAATAAGAGTGGCTGTGTAATCAGTATAATTAACGTCTCTTTTTAGGTAAAACTTAGGTAAAACTACTTCCATATTGTAATTATAACCTACAATAATACCGTCATCATACTGAGAAAAATCTCCGTCTACTTCAAAATAATCATAACCATTATCATCTACTTTTGCAGTTGCAGTGCTCCAAAATCCTAGGTCAGACTCTGTTTGAGCATCTGTACCTGCATCTGCTGTTGGTATTGATAAAAGCATTGCAGCTTGACGGTTTGCAATTGGAGTATATGGTACATAAATCCTAGTAGTTTCAGCAGTATCATCATATACTACAGGATCAGTAACACCACCATCAGGGCTAACAGGACGTGTAGCCATGTCTAAAGAAGGGTTACCTGAGAATGCATCAGATGTTGAAATTATACTTCCAGTTGGTATTTCATCTAAAGTGACTGAACCAATCGTATATTCATCTTCATGTTGCTGTACAATTACAACATTATCGTTGATAATACGTGACGCTTGAATAGTACCAGGTAGTTCCCATTTAGTCCAAGCTTGAAATAAATCTTCCTTACCATTGTTATAGTACCTATAAAGATACAAATAGGATGTATCTCTATCGACTAACATAACTACTGAGTTTGGTGGGCTTGTAGAGATACCATCAATAGTATCTGGAATCCACTCAAGTACAGCTTTACTGATGTCTACAACAATAGGAGATTGTTCTACATCACGTAGTGATAAGGTAAATAGTTTGCTGTAACCAGGCACTCTACTAATGAAAGCAGCTGTTGTACCGACATCTACAGGTTCAATATCTGTAGCCATCTCATAATTAGAGAGTGTACGGATAACAGCTGAAGTAGGAGTTAAGATACTAGAATCAGTAGCATACACTTGGAATTGTTGTCTTTCACTAAACAACAAAAGACCTTGAGGTGAAGGCAACACATCTGATAATACAACTGGACGTACACTAGATACGTTCAAGTCAATCGGATCTGATGCAATCTGTGTTAAAGCTGATTTAGCAAAGAAGTTGAATGAATCGTTAGCAACACTAAAGATTACATTATCTGACGACAATACACCAAACCGATTACTATAATAGAAGGTAGAACTAATTTTATTGCCTACAAAAGATGGTACGGGGTTAGTATTATCATCACCAGCACTACGTGGTACATATGTAATTTGATCAAATGTAAAAGTAGTTGCACCTGTATTTGACAAGATGTGTGGCATGGTTGTGGCATCAAGACCTGGAGACACATCACGTGCTACAGTCTCTCCCCAATAACCAGCACCGCCAGTACCGTTATATGCTGTAAATTTTACATAATAATCATCATCAGTAGTGGAGCTATTTAGAATCTTAAGGTTATGTCCGTCAAAGGATTCAGCAGGCACCTTACTAATGTCAATTACATCATCTTGAAATGCTTCAATAAAACTGTTACCAGTACCACCACGAGCACTGATAGTAAATGCCTGTGGGTTACCACCAGGAGTGCTATAATCAGTAACTATACCAGTGGCTTCATCAGTGTATCTAATAACCAAACTGTTGGAGTAACCTTCGATGTACCACCGACCAGTAAAATCAGGGTCACTAGCTGATTGACGAGCTTGGATGTAAGCCACAATAGCATCAACCATGTGGTGGTTAGTGTTTATACTACTTGCATCATACAGCAACATATCATCGAATGTTTCTGTAGATTGTGGTGAAAACGTTATGTCATCACCCTGTAGGGTTACCGTATAATTACTGTCGTCAATACCAAGCAGTTTAATAGTACCTACTGTATTAGCGGTGTAAGTACCATCAGCTTGCATTGCAGTGGTTACTGTCTTGTTTGTAATAACAGTGGTGTCTTGAATACTACGAAAATGGTAATCACTCTGCTTAGTGCCAGTCAAATAAGAACCACCGTTATTGGTGACAGTACACCATGTACCATCGTCAGCAGTCCATACATAAATATTGGAACCTTTGATAGCACCAATATAAGAACCAGCTGCAGCACGATCAATAAAAAACCATGCAGCATCTTCTAACTCACTTTTAGTAAATGCATCTCCGTTTGCTTTTTTCAAAACATTAGTAAACTGCATACCAGGTCTTTTAAGAAGACCATAGGTAGGATCAGGATAACCATTAATGCATTCAGATACCTGACCCTCTAGCTTTTTGTCATCATTTTGTCTTGATACACCACCTAAAAAGTTAGGGGTTTGTTGTGTGATTGCGGGCATTATCGAATCAGGGTATTGAAAGGACTGTATGCTTTATAATAGTTACCGTTCTGTGGTGCACCAAAGAAACTATGGTCACCTTGATTGCAGTCATATTCAAGAGCCATTGCCCTTGCATACGCTTCTTTCTGTTGCAGCATTTGGTATTGATTAGGATCACCAATAACCCTACTAGATACAATAGCTGCAGCACGTGCTACGATATAAGCTTGAATAGGTTGAGGGATGTTTTCATATTCAAACTCCCACAAAATATCTAAGTAAAGTGTTTCATCTGTATCCCATACATCAGTATGAGTAATGGTATCATAAAGAACACCACCACGGTTTACAACATTACGACCAAGATTATTTACATAGTCTTGGCTTAGGTCTGCTTGGATTACATTATTAGGGACAGTAACTTTTTTAGTAGATGCATCAGGTTGCAATCCAGCGTAGTTACGTTCTGTGTTATAAACCCAGCCTTCTGATTGTACTTCACGTGTGACTTCAGTTAAAGTATTATAAGCAATCGCAACGTCCGGGTTGGTTTGTGTTTCTACTTCATAAGAAACTACAGCTTTATTTATTGTAATATTACCAGTTGCACTAGACGACAAGTTTAGTGTGTAGTCATATGCAAACGATGTAGCACTAGGTGAAGAGGCAGTAACAACAGTCGTGTTGTTTGTTACACCTACACCAGAAATATAAGTACCAAGTTCAAGTACTTCATCAGTACTCAATACAGTACCAGTAATAGAACCAACAAAGCTACCAATCTGTTCAATGGTATAAGTAGTTTCAGTTGTCAACGTGGTTACAGGAGCCTGACCAACTGACGCCAGGATCTGATTAACAGCTTGTAGTTCGGTATTTGGGCCAGTGGTAGGAAAAGGCATAATTGATAATGAGTATTATTCTCAATAAAAAATTAAAAAAAAGGAGCCCCCGAAAGGACTCCCAAAATAAAGATCAGAATGCAGAAGGCTTCACGTTAGTAGCATAAAGCTCAACAGCAGCAGCAGGATTCAGGTAGTCAGCACCCATGGCGAGACGACCCAGGATCACATCACCCTGATAGATAACAGAAACATCACCGCTGGTGACTTGCACCTGAGGGGCGATAGCTTCCACACAACCAGCAGCTTCACGCTGGAAGATCAGACCACAAGAAGTGGCGCCGACTTCAGCAGCAGTACCGTAGTCATTGTTGACACCAGTGGTAGCGTTGGAGGCATCCTCAAGGGTAGTACCAATGAAGGAGCCAGTGTTACCAGGATCAGCAACAGCACCGCCGTACTTCACACCATACTTGCCGAAGAAAGGAATGTTCATCGACTTGTAGATCTTGATACCGGCGATTTCCACGATACCTTCACCACCTTGCAGTGCGGTACCTTGGACATCACGGTTGATCAAACCGTTAGTACCGACAGCTTGAATCAGCTCATAGTACTGACGGGGGTTCAGGACAGCAACACGACCGTCGGAAGACACACCCTTTTCGTCGAGAGCAGAGGCAGCATCATAGAATGCAGCAACCAGCTTAGCGGAGTCATAAGCATCAGCTTCCGCACCAGCACCAGTACCGACTTGGATCTGAGTACCACCGGGCTCAACATAGCCGGTAGCAGAGATTGGAGAAACTTGACGTGCACCACGAGTGATGGCACGGAAGATGTAACGGTCATACTTTTCAGCAAGAGCATAACCGATCTTACGAGAGATCTCCGAACGGAGGTCATAATGAGAAAGGGTCTCATCAAGGTCATAGACGAATGCACTGGAGATCAGCAGATCATCGACCGTGATGGTCTTCTCAGCCACCGGGGGTGCATTGTTGGTATCACCCAGGATGCTGTTACCAGGAGTATGGAACTCACTCTTGGTACGACCGGTGTAGATGAACTGGAGAGATTTACCGTTCTTAAGGGTACGCTTCATCACCAGATCGCGAGCGATGGTGTTGTGCTGGAAGCCCTTGAACATCTCACCAGAGAAGAGTTTCAGATAAAGAGCGCGGGTATCACCCGCAAGGTTAGCCTGACCCAGCTGAGTAAGCTGAGCGGGGTTAACAGAAGATTGAAAAGCCATTGTAGTAGTAAATAATTAAATATAAAAGACTACCAAACGTTTGATATAAAAAAATTTTTGTGGTAAAAATTTAAAGGTCTTTTACCAAACCGGTTCGGCAAAGGGTGTCCTCGTAAGGGCCAATGCCAAATAAGTAAGGAGGGGAATCGAACCCCTCCCAGTGTGCGTTCAGCACGCACTGTGTCACCAGATTACTTCTTGTATTCAACACCGCGATAGCGGAGCGTATCAACACGATAACGCTCAGCACGACGACGTTGTGATTCAAGGAAACGAATAAGATTGATAGACATAGTTCGTACAGGATAAACCTAGCCCCCGTTCCATGACTAGGCAACATGCGACCCGAAGGTTGAACGTACGAATTAAAGTAAATCCCTGTTTCTTTTAATAAGAGGATTCCTTATTAAAAATTAACCGATTGCTGGTGCAGTCAGAGCCACAGGTGTGGTCTCAGCAGCTGCCAAATCAAGCGGGAAGTTGTGGGCATTCCGTTCATGCATCACCTCAAAACCAAGGTTAGCACGGTTAAGAATGTCAGCCCAAGTATTAATGGTATGACCTTGACGATCAATAATAGATTGATTAAAATTGAATCCATTCAAGTTAAACGCCATAGTACTGACGCCAAGAGAAGTGAACCAAATCCCCACAACGGGCCAAGCGGCAAGGAAGAAATGCAAAGAGCGGCTATTATTAAACGACGCATATTGGAAGATAAGCCTCCCAAAGTAACCATGCGCTGCAACAATGTTATAAGTCTCCTCCTCTTGACCGAACTTGTAGCCATAGTTCTGGCTTTCATTTTCAGTCGTTTCACGTACAAGAGAAGAGGTGACAAGACTACCATGCATAGCTGAGAACAACGACCCACCAAATACGCCGGCAACACCAAGCATATGGAAAGGATGCATAAGAATATTGTGTTCAGCCTGGAAGACCAACATGAAGTTGAACGTACCGGAAATGCCAAGAGGCATTCCATCTGAAAAAGAACCTTG